AGTAATTACACTTATGTAACATAATATATATGATAGCCTAGTTAATGTATAGTATTTAGTATATATAAATATGTCAAATGGGAATTATAACTGTATAATGCATCTATATTAACCTCTCTGATAACACTCTTAGGTATAATAATGTTATCTGAGATAAATTTATCTTTATAAGTTTCAAAGGAGAATTGAGTCCAAGATTGTCTAGGGTTTATTGGTATTATATATTTTCTACTAGCATAGGCCATTAGGGAGTCAAAGTGTTTCTTCGAATCATTTTCGAATTCACTGATAGAAATAAATCTTTGGGTAACTTTTCCATCTCTCTTGACAAACTTTTTTGAGCCTTTACCTGCATCAAAAATACTTCTACTAACAAATCTATAAAAAGACCTAATCATAAATCTACTTTCATAGTTAAAAGGAGAACTATATAGTAATTGCTTAGTTCTAATTAACCATTCTAATAAATCATTTGGATTCCTCTCTGGGAAGAGTAATTTTTCACACAAATCTGAGAATCTCCTCCCAGGCATTCCGGCCCTCGAAAAAGTCTTTAAGAAAGTTGGTTGATCTCTTAAATCATTAAAAGGATCAATCTTCTTAATGGATATCGGATCAGCTGTTTGATTAAACATAGAATGCAGTTCTCTCTCGTAAGAGCTAATACAAAAATTATTCTTACCATTTAATAATATTAAAGTATCATCACCATAAACCATCAAGTCGTAATTAATTACACCTATTTTTTCTAGAACGCATGTCTGAATTATCCAATTTGATAAATTACCTATAATAGAAGTAAAAGGTGAGCCAGTTGCAATAGACTTCTTAACTCTATAAATATAACCACCAGGTATAATTATGTTTTTATTAATAAAACTACTACAATAATAATTAAATAAATTGTCATATTCTTTACCTATAGGATAGCAAGATCTAAGAATTGCGAAGGCTACCTTGATTACATTTGGTCCTACATGTTGATCGAACCTCTTAAGATCTAACTCCACAGCGTAGTCCTTTTTAATTAATCTATTATGAAATACGTGCTTAAAATTTCCATTCATGAAATCTACTCCAAGTTGTATCTCATTATCATTAAACTTCTTATTTATAATTGATAACTCTTTCTGAAATTCCTCAATACATGCGAGACCTACAATTTTTTCTACACCATCTGGTGCTATCAAAAATCTAGATCTTAAAGGTTCTCCAGGAAAGAACTTTTGCT